GTCGCAGGACTGCTGAAACGCGCCGACGTAGTGGTACGGGTCGGGGTTCGTCCCGTAATTGTTGAACGGATAGCTTCGCGCCGGGAACATGCAGTCGATCCGGACGGTCGCCAGGGTCGGGTAACCCGCGATCGCCACGTCGCCCAGCGTGTGGATGTTCACGGTCTCGAAATTGATCCCGTGCGATACCTGGAAGCTTTCCGGCGTCACCGGAAGGGTCAGCTCCGTGTTGTTCTCCTCGTTCTTGATAATGATAAGCCGCTTCATGTTTTCGCCTCCGTCAAAGCGTTAAGGGCATAAAAAAGCGGCCGCCCGAAGGTGGTCGCCTAAAATTTAATTTATGCTATTTTTCCGGCAAATAGGCTGAGCTTTCGGTAGTGTCAATCATAATTGGCTGTATTGTAAATGAGCCGACATCGTTATCATTATAGATATATTCAATGTTTCCACAAATAAGGCATCTACTTTTGGGTGTACCATCCGGAGCGGCCTTAAAAATATAAAGTTCATTTTCTATCGTATCCGCATCATCCGGATTAAACATATTAATTAATTTATCAATGGTTTTCCCGACAAGTTTTGCATCGGACTCATTATCTGATTTTGTAGCCATACCTATTTCTTCAATGTAGTCTTTCGGTACAATACCAGTTCCGACCTTTAGACTTGCAACCTCTACATCATTATCATGTACATAATAATAAGATTCGCCTTCTTCTAACGAGATTTTTGTTTTTTCATCAAATTGCATTTGAAGCTTTTTTAAAAAATCATCTGCCTTAACATCGAACCAACAAAATGTTCCGTTGCCTTTAGTAGGATAAGCATTTTCATTCTTTATTTCGATTTGTTTGATTACATGATCGGGATTACTTTCAATAACTGAAATATTGCTTTTTGAACTACAGGCAGCGCACAAAGTCACTATTAAGAACGCCAAGCATAATGCGATAATTTTTTTCATAATAATTCCCTCCCGCAAACATTATAGCATTACAGGAAAATATTTCAAGGAAGTGAACTAAGGTGACTTACCGGCTAAACACCTGTTTACAAGACATTGGGGTCAATCAGGAGCGAAAGCCGGCCCTCGCTGATAATAAAGGAATACGAACAATGGCTGCTGGTTGCGGAAGCGACGCGGTCTTTTGAAATGTTATCCAAATCCAGCTTCTCGACGACGCTTTGCGCTTCCTCCATGTCCAGATAGACTAACGTCTTTCCGGCGCATTGCTGATAATAGTTCATGCTTTGATCCGTCGTCTTTGCCGTATCGACGAGATATTGAATGCTCACGACGTTGCTGTTGTCCTGATCCGCGTAAATGACAAGCTCTACGCCGTCTCCCGCAGCATATTCATAGCAGTCCGCCTTTCCGAATCCTGGAAAATCGCTTTCTGTTTTGGAAGGCTTCGGCAAAGCCCCTAATTTGTTTTTCGCGAGATCTTTATTTATAGTATCGACGAACCTGTCGATTCCAAAATCAAACTCTTTCTTAGAGGGACTAGAGGCCGCCGATGAAGATGTGTCATCCTGAAAAGATGAAAGGAATTCTTCTGTTACAACATAAAATGATAATTCATCATCCGTAACCTCATAATAGAAAGCCGTTTCGTCGGTGAATGCAATTTCTGAGGCAGACTCCTTAACATTATCCGTGTTGAGCTTTTTATCTACCGTTTCCGCTTCGCTTCTGGCCATTTTATTCTCAATAATGCCTATGCAGGTTTTATATTGCTTTGTACCGGTTTCCGTAGTGTTTGCTCTTTCACAAATAAGCGCTGCCTCCATCATCTTATTATCTGCTTTGTCATAAGATAAACCCAAATAAACCCCGTCTGCAATTGGATAATAATTGCACGTAGCTTCGCCAAGTTTCTCATATTTTAAGACTTTCGTTTCCTGAGGCTTTGTTTCGATCTGTGCGTTGCCACCGCTTTCAAGCTGGGAGTTCAGATCCTGTAAAAATTTTTCAAAGGTGAAATCGAACTTCATATCACCGGGAATCGTGCTTTTCCCTTCGGAAACGTCCGTTGCCGGTTGACCGGATTCCGTGCCGCTGGCTATGGCGCTGCTTACAGCCTGTGAAGCCGCGCCCGAGCTTGACGCGGACTGGTTGGAGCTGCAGGAAGTAAAGATCAGGCATATTGCAAGGAACAATACCGCCGCTTTGATTTGTTTCATCCTAATTCCCCCTCCGTGTTACTATATCACTTGCTGGTAATATTTTCAAGGAACCTCCGAAGGTATAGAAAAGTAATCTCTTATGACGTAACGCCTTGTATTTTTAAATATTTGATTTATAATGGAACCAATTTAGTAGGGGGGCGTCGTTTATGATCGGTTTTAAAAAAGCAAAAGAGTCTAAGATATTCTTTAAGGAAGTTGTAACAGAGCTTTTGATCTCGCTTTGTCTGCTGTTGAAAGAGGGGGGTTTAGCAACATAAACAGCAACCAATCTGAATTAAAAATAACAGCAGATTATCACAAATTTACGGTTTGGGGTAATATCGAAATTTCTTTTGAGGAGATTAATGGAGAGATTTGTGCATCTGTGGCCGTCTATGCAAAAAAAGATAACATTTACGCTATAGCCCAAGACCCTTCTGAAAAAATCTTACTCGCTTTTAAAAAGCAGCTTTCAGACGTGAACCGGCCTTCTGAGTACTCAGACATCCCGGATCAGATTAAAAAATTATCTGCTCTCAGAGACACCGGAGCACTGACGGAGGTAGAATTTGAATCAAAAAAGGCTGAGCTTTTAGCCAGAATCTAATTTCTATTTTACATAAAAATATTTGAAATTACATTCTACATAGTGATATAAAAAAGCGGCCGCCCGAAGGTGGTCGCTTCATTAAGCGAGATTTTATCCTACACTTGTTATTGAATAGGCCTTTACTTTGTCATCCTCTCCGAACACATATGCAATTCCGTAAGTCGCATGCGAATCCGAAAGTGCATTATTTGAATCGTATCCATAAATCAGTTCATTTTTGTTGGGATCGGCTTTGTTTTTTGCATCTTTATAAAAGCTGACTATTTCATTTTTGGAAGAGTCGATTGTAAATTTTCCTCTCGTTATCCAGTCCTGATTCGGATACTGAAGCATAATTGAATTAATTTTGCCATCGGAATACTGGATTATCAGGTTATCGGGCTGATAGATATAATTTTCATATTCCAATTTTCCCTCTCCCAGCAGTTCATCGACCTGATCTTTCGTCATGTTGAGTTGTATGGCTTTTCCCAAGGTCTGACTATAAACACTGTTTGCCGGTAGATCATCCTTTGAAATTTTCTCTGCACCTTTGCCCGAACAGGATACAAGCGACATAAAGGCCAAAATGAAAATGGTTAAGAGCGACATACTTTTTCTCACAGTTCATTCCCCCCTCAATATTATATCATTTGAGGAAAATATTTCAAGAAGGTGTAACCAAAGCCGCTCTCCTTATCTTTTCGAATAATTGTGAAGCGATACTGTCAATATCGGAATCCTGCCTAACATTAAAGGTATTACCTGTAATTATTATGCCTGAGTTACTTTCCTTTGCTGATCGCGCCTCCACGCCTGTAAGAACCTGTTCGTCCTCGTGAAGTAAGGCAGGATAATTATTGTATGGAACGCGATTTATTCCTACAGCTTTTTCCCAAGGCCAATAACCTTTGTCTGCTGGCGGAGCTCCCCGATAGCCACCTGCGCCTTTAACTGTACCGGTAATCTCACTTGCGCCGGGTGTAAGTGTTCTTCTAATATCTGCTTGTGCGGTTGAGGCAAGTCCCATTGAGTATTGTTGTTCCATTTGATAGCCCGCATCCCAATAAGACGTTTTTAGACCAGCATCGTCCCTGATGTTTTGAATAGTCTTTTTCTGTATTTCAAGTTCTTTCTGAAACTCTTTGCTCGACTGATATTTGTTTTCCCCGTTGGCTTGGGCCTCAGCGAGAATACGGCCCATTTCCGCCCGATTCTGGGAAGCCGCAACGATTTTGTATTCATTCGAAGCCATCGCGGTATCTAATGCGTTCCGAACAGATTCATCCTCCTTATTTTTAAGAGAAGCTTTCCATTCCCCGATCATGGAATAGGCTTCTTTCATTTTCTCGCCGTGTTCTCCGCTTAATGCGCCAATTTGTGCCTTAACTTCCCCCTTGCGCCCATTTACATAGCCTTCTCCCATCGCCGCGTCGATGGAATTCTTCGCCTCCTGAAGGTTTCCCTGAAGGCCGGCATAGGTCTGGGACTGCTTTTCCATGCCGCCCGAATATTCCCTACCCATGCCGTTGGCTATGGCTTCAGCCGCATCTTTTCCGGAGAGCTTGCCCTTCAGCGCCAGATTCTGTACCTCCGCCTCCGTCTTTCCGGAGAATTCGGCAAGGTATTTCCAGACGTCGATCCCCTGCTTCAGGAAAGGAGTCAGATCGTTCTGACCGACCGCTCCCGTCGACCGCATGTCCGCGAACGCTTCAACAAGCCCGTTCCGGTCGTCGGCGCTCATTCCCAATGCGGAACCGGCGTCTCCCACCTTGGTCAGAAGCGGTATGATCTCATCCTGCTTGTAGCCGTAGTTCAGCAGCACTCCGCTGATCGCCGTGAGCTGGCTGTAATCATAGGGAGTCTTCTCAGCAAAATCGGTGATCCCGGAAAGGAACTGGTCCGCATTGTCCTCTCCGCCAAGCAAAGTGGAAAACCGGAGCCGGTCCTGCTCCCGCGCGGCCGCGACCGACGTCCCGTTTGCGAGTGCGTCCTGTTGGGTCTGCATAGCACTGTCATATCTGTCTTTAACGACCGCCTTAAACGCTTCGTCCTGATCTTTGAAGTCCTGCAATCCGGCGTTGACCGCACCCGAAATTCCTCCGACAATTGTGCCGATTGCCGTGCCGATAGGACCGCCAGCACTTCCCATCATTGCGCCCGAGGCCGCGCCGCTGACGACGCTGCTAACCATATTCCCCGTTTTGCTTCCAAAAGCGGAGGAAGCGAAGGTCCCGATCGCGTTCGTGGCCGTATCGATAGCCATCTGCCCCAGCCCGGACTGCGCTAATTCGCCGAATTTGCTTTTTGACGTTCGGTTATCCGCCTTTTCGATGGCCCCGGTCATGTTCATCATGCTTTTTTCGGTCTGATCCGCGCCTTCCGACAGCAAGTCGAGGTTTCGCTTGGCAGTGCCGTAATCTTTCAACGCCATTTCCACCGACGCACGATCGGCCGCTTTTCCCGTGGCGTCAAATTTCTTCTGCGCTTTTTCGAGCGCGGCGTAGGCTTTGTCGGTGTCGACCTTCAAAGTATATTTGGCTTCGTTCAGCGCATCCAGCTTCTGCGACAGACCGGTCAGGTCGTTGCCGAACCTTCGGTTCGCGTTGCGCATGGTGGTAAGCGCCTGCGTGTAATTGTCCTTTGCGCTGATCTCAATGCTGAATTTCTCTGCCATCAGCCATGCGCCTCCTCAATATAATGATCCATAAAGGCGCGTATCACAACCTTATCCCCTTCGGGAAGGTTGTGATACGCGCCCGGCAGGATCCCAAGCCGGATAAACAGCCAGTACATCAGGTTTGTTTCAGGGTCTTCGTCTATTTTTTTTAACTTCCTCGAACGTGAGGGTCCGGTAACCGCTCAGGCGCTCCACCTCGCGCGACAGGTCTTCGACCTCCCCGGGCAGGAGCAGGGCCTTCACCAGGTCCTCCGGGGTAAACGCCTTATATTTTTCCATGAGGTCCCTGTTTTTGAGGTCCGGGGACGCGCACCCGGCCAGCAGGATAAAGACCGGCATGTCGCCGCCCCTGTGCATTTCCTCGATCTCGGCGACCCGGCTGTACGGCAGCGCGTGCAGCCGGAACACGACGTCGCCGCCGCACGCCTTGCTGAGCCTGCGAAGCTTCACGGATTTTTCCGGAGGATTTGGGAGCTCCGTTTTCAGAAGCAGATCCAGCGTATCCATTCGTTAAGCCTCCGGGATCAGGTCGAGGAAGCTGTAGTCCGTGAAGGTGAACGGGCATTCGGTTTGCCCGAGCTTGCCCGCCTCCCAGTCCGAGATCGTCAGGTCGTCGAACGAAACGCCCGTCACGGCCACGCGCTCGGCGCCGTAGGCGTCCGGGTCGTCAAGGTTGGAGATCAGAGTGAACCGCACGTCCTGCCCGTTTTTCAGCCGGTCCCCGATCAGGCGGGCCATCCTGCTTCCGGTTTTGTAAAGCTTGACCGAGCCCGTGCCTTCCAGCTGGGTCACCTTGTTGTCCTGAATCATCTGCCCGCACAGCGGGACCTTTTCCTTGGTGGTTTTCAGCACGACCTTGCAGCCGTAGCACTCGGACACCAGTTCTCCGTCGAGCCAGACCTTTCCCCATGTGCCGGACGCGACTTTCTTTGCGCTGATATTTGGCATTGCAGCAGCCTCCTTTTAAAATTCCATGTCGAGGTCGATATCCTCGATCGTATCCATGATTCCTACGGTACCCTTCAGGAAAACGTGGGACCCGGTGTCCGCCGTTTTAATCTCCTGTTCGGACAGGGAGGAAACGTCGATCTGTGCATCCGCAAGGTACTGTTTCTGCTTTTCCATATCGATTTCGACCCCGGACTTTCCCGCCGCCAGGACCCCTTCGGCCTCAAGCTCCGCGAAATACTCCCGGATCGCCGTGATCAGCAGGCACTTGTTGTCGTAGCTGTTGGCGTATTTGCCGATGTAGCTGTCCTGCGTCAGCATACGGATGTCGTCCTGCATCATATCCACGGCGTCGACGATCTTGATCTTTTTGAACGCCTCGCCCTTTTCCTCCGTGGTGGTCTGCAGGCTGTTGACCCCGCGGCCGACCTTGACCTTTTCCCCGTCGTGGAAAAGGATCAGCTCGCCGCCGTCGACCGCCGCGTCCATCTCCGCTTCCGTCAGCCTTTTCACGGACGTTACCTCCGGAAGCACCGCATAGGTGCAGGAAATGGTGATCGGAGTCCCGGCGGCCAGTCCTGCCATGCGCCCGCAGTACCCCGCCGCGGCGTATTCGGCGTCACCGGCCGCGATGTTTCCGGTCGTGAAGTTGAGGATTCCCTCGCTGTCCGCCGCCGTATTGGGCAGGACCGCTTTCGGCGTCCGCTTGTCGGCCCTCTGCGCCTTGATCCAGGCGACGATCTGAGCCGCTTCATCCGCCGTACAGTCCGGAGGCCCGACAAGATAATTGATCTTCTGCCGCGAGAAGAAATCCAGAGCGGCCGAAAGGTCGGAAGCGTCCGCGGCCAACACATAAGCGACGGCCTTCTTCGGCTTGTTGACATAGCCGATCAGCGTCTTGGCGAGATAATCCCGGTTCACGGCGCTCAGTACGGCCGGTATTTCCTTTTCTTCCGTTATGACGTGTTCCCCGGCGGCGCCCTCCGCGGAATCCTTCAGGATCACCGCCACGACCCCGCGCTGTGAGCGGGAAACAACGGTTGAGGCCGCTGTCCGGAATATAATGTTGATATTGGGAAGTCCCATTTTTTAATCCCCCTTTTTCAGTGCGACATCAACGTCGCCCATCAGCGGAGCGTTTTCCTCCGCATCCGTAAGATCGTCAAAAAACTCAAACCTGAGAGAAACAAAGGAGCGGTCGCTCTCATGGCCGTTCGCTTCGGCCGAGACCTTCAGCGCCCGGCTCCCGAGCCGCAGGAAACCCGAGCGGAACAGGGCCGTCACCTCAGTCTGCATTTGCGTCGGCGACGCGCTCCCGCCGCTTTCGCCCGTGTCCGCCGGAAGAAAACAGGTCACGGAAAAATACATCCGCTTTCTCACCGTGCAGAAATTCACGGGATCCGTTTCCTCCTTCACGGTTTCCACCCAATAGCCGGGACGCGCGAAATCCTTCGGGCACACGTCGGCATAGACCGTCTGCGCGTTCAGTTTTTCGGCCAGCAG